CAGAACTACTTCACCTTCATTACTATATGTCTTGATAAAGTATTCAATCAGAGACACTGGTTTCTGTGTGGGATGAAACTTCAAGGGATCATCGTTGTTGATTACAGGAAATTGCAGCACATCACGGGGATAACGTGTAGTTCCACCACCAGGATTACCCAGTCGCTTCTCAACATGATTATAATTGCGTTTTTTATCTGGCGCAGGCATGTTGTCCTTCGGCAGAACGGCGTTCATCGGTTTATGTCCATGTGTCATCTGGGGATTGTATGTTGGCAACTTACGATAAAACACCAGCACGTTTTCGTGTGCTTTCATTGGCATCTTCTTGGCATTAAGATGACCAGTAGCCTTATTCTTTTCCCAAATCCATTCATACTTGAAATACTTCAAGTTAGAACATGCAAGAATCTTATCAAACGGTGGTTGTGCAGTAAGAACAATCGCACCATTCTCTTTCACGACACGGTGATACTGCTCCCACAATTCATTGAAAGGAATCAAACAATCCCAATCATTCTGGGTGGTTCCATAAGGAAGGTCACAAAAGACCATATCAACACAACCATCAGGAAGTGTGGACATGATTTCTATACAGTCTCCCTGAAACAGTTGATTCATTCTTTCCAAATAGATATATTATAACAGAAAAATCAGCGACGCACAACCGATACGGCAGGCATACCCTGATTAAAAACGGTATCTACGACCGCTTGAACGCTCTTGGCGGTGCTGATGCCCACTTTATCATAGACGGGCACACAGACCAGTCCAAAGGTCTTCTGAGACCCTCCCAGACGGATCACACGACCGATGCTCTGGGAGATTCCGATGTAGTCCATATTACGCATAAAGAGGACTGCTTCCAGACCGCTGACGTTGATACCCTCAGACAGGATGCTGTGGTGAAGAACAACAAATTTCTTGCTAGGATCTTTACCCCAGGCGTTCAGAGTGTCAAAGAACACCTCACGGTTGACCTTCTGACCGTCAATAATACCACCAGTCTTAGCAGTGATATACATGCAGGAGTAACCACGCTCAGCAAGTTGCTGACGGAAGTCAGATTCACCCAACAGTTTGACAATCTGCTTGGTAGAACGAGCAGCAATCAGAATCTTATCCAGATTGTTGTCGTCAATGGTATCCAGCAGATTCTGAGAATCACGATCAGCAATCATCTGCTTGTCCTGAACCATATCCAGTTGCTTCACCACAACCTTAGGCGGCAGGATGTAACCTTCCTCAACCAACTTAGGAGCAGGAACATTACAAATCACGTTACCATAAACCTCAGGATCGTTCATCCCAGGCTTGGAAACAGTGAGAGAATGCTTAGGAGTAGCAGTGAAGAAATAACACCGCTCAGTATTAGCAGAGAAGTGCTCCGTAGCAGGGAAAAAGTTACGTTGGACCGAGTTATGCGCTTCATCAAAGTAAATGCAATCAACATCAATCTCTGCTTCCATAAGACGGGACAGAGAATGATAGGTGGTGAAAATCAGTTGCTTACGATATGCTTGCTGACTCCAATTACGAATGATAGAAGGACGAGTGCTGCTGAAATGATGAGTCTCACCACTGTGAACGTGCATCACAGCAACGTCAGTGTGAAACTCAAGAAACTCAGCAGACAACTGCTCAGCAAGCAGAATACGGGGAGCAACTACAACAATGATACCAGAATCAGAAATGTCCAGATAATCAAGGGAGTCCTTGATCATGCACATGGTCTTACCACCACCCGTAGGGATGATGACCTGACCTTTGTTATACACCCCCATGGCGTCGATAGCGTCCTGCTGGTGTGGTCGGAGTTGCATCGTGTCCCTCGTGTATGGACTTATTATAGCACGATGGGGACTCTACCGATGAACCCTGTGACGGTTATTTAACTGTCCCTTAAAGCTCACAGTCTCATCTTCAACCGGGACAAAGGTAGTCTATATGGATTTTATGAGTGTGTCAAGAGGGGTTATAGGACCCACTAATGGTATCACCGTTAATAGTTCCATCTACGGTATAGTTAGTACCAGTGATTGCTGCTCCATCTGTAAAGGATCCTGAGAATTTATTTCCATTTACTATACTTGCAGATGCATCAACATCAATTTTTACAGACCCAGTGGTAGTATTGATTTGCATAGCATCACCACCATTTGGATTTGGAGTTACAAGTTTAGAACCTGTTCTTGATGTTGCATCAGCATCTGTTGGATTCGAGTTCATACCATCAGAACCTTTGATAGATCCTTGAACATCAATAGTTAAGTTATGAGTTTTGAAGTTTGTAAATCTTACTGCTGGTTTTTGAGTATCTGGTGGTGTATATGGTGTATATGTAATTTCAACATATCCATCAGTATCATTTAGAGAAACTATATCAGTTGAAATACCAACAATATCACTTCTATATTGAGATCCTCCACCATCACCAGAATCTGCTGCATTAGATTCGTCATTTCCCCAGTAAGAACCAGCATCTCCACCAGGAGCTCCTGCACCACCTCCACCTGCACCGCCACCATCAGCTGATGATAACCCAAAAGCAATAGTTGTTGACTTAGATACTACTGGTGGTGTAAAATCTTCTGTATATCTAGCAATACCTTTGGTGATTCTGATGTCATCGATGTAAGAATTGGCTGTGGGAGAATGTGTGAGATGTGTACCAATTCCAGGAGATCCAAACCAATCATATCCATTAATAAACAATCGTTTTGCTGTTGTTGTTAATTCTGTCGATCTTGTCACTCTTGGATCATCATCCTGGTATGTTTTGCTAGTTTTTATACCATTTACGTAAAAATAGAAATGTCCATCAGATTCTCTTGTTAATACTATATGATTCCACGTCTCAGGAGCAAATGTTATACCATCAGATGATGTATCTGCTGCAACAGTGATGCCTAGCGAGCTTGATCCATTTCCATCTGATAGAAAAAATGTCAAATCATAAGCATTAAAATTTCCCGCCGCGGAGGAAGATAATATATAATAATCTAAATCATCAAGTTCCATCAATGTTCCTCCAGGATAATATCCTCCCCCTGGAGTTGCATTTCCTCTAAGTAGTATTGCACCACCATTAGCAGTCTCAAATTGGTTTGGAGCTAAACCTGCATATCTTCTACCTTGCCAATACCAAAACTCGATTGTGAATGGATCTGTACCAAATGCAAAATCATTACTTGGATTTGTTGCTATATCATCACCTCCAGCATAATTTCCTCCACCCGAATATAAACTCGATCCACCAAATTTACTTTGAGTTGAACTTACTTGAGCGTTTCCAGTAAAAGTAATTGTTTTTGTATTTGGACTATAATCAGTAGTAGATGTGCTGCCATTTGCTTCATCTGCAAATACTAATAATGATACGTTATCAATATATGGGTCTTGTCCATAGATTGCGAGAGCACCATTAGTTGGAGTTATTGTATTTGTGGTTGAAGTAAATCCTAGTGCATCTTGTCCAGGAATAGATGTAATATTTTTAGAAGCACCTCCGCCTCCTCCACCACCGCCAGCAACAATGATCCAATCTCCATCTGTATAACGAAGTCCAGAAGCGCCTCCACCTCCTCCTCCACCACCAGAAGTTCCGATTGGATTCTGATCAGCACCATCACCACCAGATACTGCACCTATACCACCACCTCCACCGACAGTAGTACCATCTGTTCCAGCTGCTCCAACATATACCGTAAATGAACCAGAGGAAAAGTCTGGGAGAGTAAATTCTCCATAACGACCATATCCACCATCACCACCAGGATACCCATCACTACCACCAGTTCCTCCCATTCCACTTACAACTTTAACGGAAATGTCTATACTAGTTGGAAGAGTGAATGAGTATGAACCTGGTGTCGAGAATGTTGTTGCAGTCGATACTAGTGTTGGTGTTGTTGACTCATAATAATAACTTGAAGAGGAGTCGCAGTCACCTGTAACAATAAATTTTTTAGTTATATTTTTTCCAAGATTATTATTCCAATCTTGAGAAGTAATATCCAGATCTATAGATCCTCCAGATTGAAGTAAATTAAATCGTTTTATGGTATCTCTAAATTGAGATAAAGATAAGTTATTTAAAGTGCTTACCCCAACATTTTCATTTGAATCTGGAACAATAGGATTAGATTCGTTCACATCAGTATTTCTTCTTAATTCTGATGCACTTACTGAACCAGATGATAATTCTTTAAAATTGCTTCTTAATGAACTAAAGTTTATTTCACCAGATGTGAAGAATGTTGTAATGCCGCTTCTAACAATACTTCCATCAACCATTGCAACTGTAATATCTTGCGATATTGTTGACCCATCAAAACCAGTTACTGTTAACGTGTAGGTTTTTGTTAAAATTTCATTAGATGGCGATAAACCAGTATTTACTGTTTGTGTTCCAGTTAGAGATACTGATCCTACACCTTGATTTATTGATGCACTCGCAGCATCAATAACTTCCCATTGCAATTCCACATCATAAGTTCCATCACTTCTTGGATTTGGTATTGCTCTAAAATAATTAATCTCTGCAATAGCATATGAATATGAGACCGTTACATACCCACCTCCACCATGTCCTCCTTGACTGAGCAAAGTCGCTCTACTGCTATTATAACCACTTCCTCCTCCGCCACCACCAGTACCTCCATTTACATTATCACATCCACCGCTACCAGCACCGCCACCACTGGTGCCACCTCCACCGCCACCGCCAGCACCACCATCACCACAAGATGCACCATTACCATTAGAACCATTTCCTGTAGAGGGAGTACCGCCTCCACTAAATCCCCCAGCACCACTTCCACCAGATGCATTACGATTCCACGAACCACCACCACCTCCACCGCCGCCACCAGCAACGATTATCCATGCACCATGAGTTACACTATAAACACCTGAGGCACCGCCACCTCCTCCACCAGATCCAGAGCAACCACTTTTGTTACCACCAGAACCACCACTAGCAACA